CCAGAACGTGAAAAAGCAGAAGATATTGTAGTTGTAACAATTATTGCTGGTCAATTAGTTGTTGCTACTGCACCTAGAAGAAGGAGATAAAATGAAAAAGTTAAAACAATGGGGTATGGCAGCCCTAAATGAAAACTTTACATTCCTTGGCTTCTTTGTAGCATGGGTGGTTTTAGAGGGTAGCGCAAAGACGGTGGTTGGGTATGTAACCCTAGCATCAGTAGCCATATGGTTTGCAACCATAGGAATCCGTAAAGAAGACGAATAAGTTTGGTATAATGGGAGTATGTCAAAACTACGCATACTCCTACTATCAAGCATCCTAGCACTAGGATTGTCTGGTTGTGGATATGATGGTCACTATAGATATCCATGCCAAGACCCAAAAAATTGGGAATCAACAGAATGCAAACCACCAATTTGTGTTGCTAATGGGGCATGTCCAGAAGATTTAGCAGAACAACCAAAGGTGGAGGGAACACAAAATGGCTAAACAAAGACTAACTCCTCAAGAGTTAGATGCAAGACTTAAGTTTATCTTAGGTATCACACTAGGATCAATTTTATTTATAACTGCAACAGGCATCATGTATGCCCTTATATTTGTTACACAACCAATTACAGGACAATCAGAAAACGATAAAATGTTTTTTAATGTTCTTGGTAGCGTAGCAACATTTATTACAGGAACACTTGCTGGTCTTCTTATTGGATCATCTGGTGCTAAAGATGTTATGGCAGCACAGATTGCAAACAAAGAAGTTGATGCCAAAAATACAATGGCAGATAAAAAATTAGAATCAGAAATTGATGAAGCAAAAGCACGTAGACTTTCTAAGCCAGACGGAGCAATGCCAGAAGAACAACCAGTAGATACGGACTGGAATAAATAATGGCTAAAGATTCTACAAAAAAAACTTTACTAAAAACAGCAAGTTGGGAAACTTTTCATCTTGTAGGTGTGGCTGGAGTTATTTATTTATTTACTCGTGAGTGGGAATATGCAAGTCTTGGTGCCCTAATTTATATTGGATGGGAAGCACTTGGATACTTTTTACATGAAAGAGTTTGGGCTAAATTTGGAAGCAAGGTAAAGTAATGGCAGAACAAGGAACAGCAGCACGTCTTATTGAAGTCGCTGAAGCAGAAATAGGAACTATTGAAGGTCCTAAAGATAATGAAACTAAGTATGGCAAATTTACTAAGGCAGACTTTCAACCATGGTGCGGTTCTTTTGTAAACTGGTGCGGTAATGAAGCAGGAGTAAAGATTCCTAATACTGTTTACACTCCAGGTGGAGCACAAGCATTTAAAAAAGCAGGATCATGGATTGATGGAGACTTAGCAGATCCAGAGCCAGGAGACATCGCCTATTTTGATTTCCCATCTGACGGGGTAGACAGAATATCTCACGTAGCCATTGTCGTTAAAGACAACGAAGACGGAACAGTTTGGTGCATTGAAGGTAATACGTCTGGAGATCCTAAAGGTAGCCAGCGTAATGGTGGAGAGGTTTGCAAAAAACTTCGTGCCTTTAAGAAAAATAAAAAAGGTATTATGGTTTCTATTGTAGGGTTTGGTAGACCTAAGTTTGGCTCTACTCCTGCCAGTACTGCTAAAAATGCTCCTGCTAAAAAGGCTCCTGCCAAGCCTAAAACGTGCTCAGCATGTGGTCAAAATATTAAATAAAGGTGTTTGACTAAGCAATAATCATTTGCTATACTTAAAGGGTAAACTCTGAGGGGATTTCTGTATGACTGTTCTTGCTGTAGTCCGTCATGAAAATAAAATTTATATGGCTGGTGATCGTGGTGCCTCAGACGATAATACCATTCTTTCATTAACTTCTCCAAAGGTTTGGAAACTTGGTCCATATTTAATTGGGTATGCTGGAGCGCTAGACGGTGAACGTATTCGTTATAATTTTAATCCATATGTTCCAGATATAAAAGATTTAGATAAGTTTATGCAAACTAAATTTATTAAACAACTCAGAGATTTTTATAATAACTGGTGGGTAGATACTACCAAAGAAGGTGATTTAGGTCTTATTATTTGTGTTAAAGGTCAAATATATGAGCATAATGCTATTGATATGTCTTTATCTAAATATAATTTAGACTATTTAGCAATGGGTTCAGGTGCAGAATACGCTTACGGATATTTAAATGCTACAGAAAAATCTAAGGATCCCCGTAAAAGAGTTGTTGGAGCGGTAGGTGCAGCAATAAAATTTAGTCCATCATGTATGGGTCCAGTTGACGTAGTAAACATTTAAGAGTATAATTTATATATGACAAACTTTGACGATATATTAAAAGATCTACAAGACGAGTCATCAAATCTTGATGAGTTTGAGATTTGGCTAAGTAATGGAATTGAGCGGGGATGGGTAACAGAACCGTTCTGCAATACTCATGAAGGAGATCCTTACATGAGTGATGAAGAAGCACAAGAGTGGGAAAAGGGCGGAGACCCTTGCCAGGTAGTAATTAAAATAAAAAACAACTAATAAAGGGGTAAAATGAAAAAAATAACAGTGGGGCTTGTAGCAATAATTGGTTTAGTTTTAGTTCAACCAACGTTTGCTTCAGAACAAAAATCTTTAGTAATTATTGATTCATATTTTGATTCAAGAGTGGTTGGTGGAAATGTATCTTGTGTAACACCTCAAGATACTGCTTGCTCTTATACAGCAAAACTTCCACTTCCTGCTTCATTATTAAGTCCAGTCAATCATGGAAATGCAATGGTAGAGGTTGCTAAAAAACAAAATTCAAATATTAAAATTATTGGATTGTATAGTGCTGGACCAAACTCTCCTGTAAATGCTGGAAACTTTATTGATGCTTTACGTTGGGTAGACAAAAATTCTACAAAGGTTTCTGCAGTATCTTTTTCAGGATTTTTTAATGGTAACAGGGAGTGTTCTGTAGCGCCTACAAATACTGCTTCTTATGGTGGAGTCAGAGGTGCTGATGCAACCATACGTACATTAATTGTAAGTTTAAAATCTAAAAATATTCCAGTATTTATTGCAACTGGTAATAAAATGGGAACAAAAATTGATTATCCAGCCTGTATTGTTGACACGGTTTCAGTAAGCACTGGAGAAAAAAATAATTCTGGTCAAATTGTAAGCGTTAATGCTTTAGATGCAAATACAGACTATGTTGCATCTTCAAGTATATTTAATTATACTTCTTCTGTTTTTGGTTTAATACCACAAACAACATCTTCTGCTGCAGTTGCAGTTGCTACTACATGGACTACAAAAGGAACTTTAACTGATAAGGTTGTTCAAGTTCTTCCATAATAGTGTTGCGAATATTGCATAGTGGTAGTGCGTAACCTTGCCAAGGTTAATGTGCGAGTTCGATTCTCGCTATTCGCTCTCAGCCCTCATCGTCTAGTGGTTAGGACATCACCCTTTCACGGTGGTAACAGGGGTTCAATTCCCCTTGGGGGTACCAAAAATTTGGTATAATAGGATTGTATCTGCCTACGGGGGATACATAAAACTAACTCGCTGAAAAGGAGAAAAAATGGTAAGTTCGTTTACATTGGATCTTTTTAAGGATCCATTTTTTATTGGTTTCAATCGTGAATTGGACCGTTTAAGTACAGTACATAATCTAGCAACTCGTCAGGCATATCCGCCATACGATATTTTAAAACTAGACGAAGATACATATAAATTATCTTTGGCTGTTGCTGGATTTTCAAAAACAGATATTGATGTTTCAGTAGATAATGGAACATTAATAATTAAAGGTGAAATAGCAGAAATAACAGATGCTGAAATTGTTCATAAAGGAATTGCTGCTCGTAAATTTACTCGCACATTTGCCCTTGGTGAATACATGGAAGTATCTAGTGCTGAACTCAAGGATGGCATGCTTACAATTAATATTGTTCGTGTTGTTCCTGAAGATAAAAAGCCTAAAGTAATTAAAGTTAAATAAAAAAACAACCTGGGCATGTTGTAAAACTGCCTATTATTTGATATACTTAAAGATAACTATAGGAGAATTAATGCCAAGATATGATTACAAGTGCTCTATCTGTTCTTCACAAATTGAGTTTGAAAAAAAATTTGATGAAGAAGGATATCCAGTATGCTGTAATCAATCTATGCAAAGACTTTGGAGTTCCCCTGCTGCAATTTTCAACGGTAGTGGATTTTACTCAACCGACAATAGAAAGAAGTAACTGGATGTATAATAGAACTATGAACAACATTACAAAAGATCATCCAAGCGTAAAACCCAAGCAATGGGTTTTAAATGCAAAAGATCGTTGTGATAAATGTTTAGCCCAAGCGTTAGTTAAAGTAAAAGGCGCCTCTGGAGAGTTGATGTTTTGTAGCCATCATTATGACAAAATAATGAATAAACCAGAATCATATAAAAAAATGATGGCTTTTATGCTAGAAGTTATTGATGAGCGTGAAAAGTTAGTAGAGAATAGAGCGATTGGGGCAATATAATGTATGAGTATTTTGTAAAAGAAGTAAAGAATGTTGTTGATGGAGATACTATTGATGTAATTATTGATTTAGGGTTTGATATTTTATTTTCATCTCGTGTACGTCTGGCTGGTATTGATACTCCAGAATCACGCACAACAGATAAGGCTGAAAAGGCTCTTGGACTTGAATCTAAGGAGTACTTAAAAAAGCATTTAAAGGATGCCAAATCTATTGTAATTAAAACTGAAAAAATGAACTCATCTGAAAAGTTTGGTCGTATTCTAGGTTGGCTTTATATTAATAAAGATACAGTCTCTGTTAATGATAAGATGATTAACGATGGATATGCTTGGGGATACATGGGAGATGCCAAAGTAAAAGATTTTGAGGCATTAAAAAAGGCTAGAGCAAAGTCTGGCAAATGAAAACAATTTTTTATTTTACAGCAGATTGGTGCGGTCCTTGTAAAAAAACACGACCAATTGTTGAAGAATTAAAAAAAGAAGGTTATCAATTTCAAATAATTGATGCTGATTATGAACAACTACTTGTTAAAAGGTTTGAAATAAAGTCAGTTCCTACTTTTATATTATTTAAAAATGAAAAAGAAATTAAGCGCATGGTTGGTGCACAAACTCAACAGTCTTTGTTGGAGTTTATAAATAATGAGTAACGAAGAACAAGAAATAATTGAAAAACTCATCCTTGATGGAGGGCTAGAAACTGTAGGCGTTGACGAAGAAACTGGTGAATTGCTGTATTCCTTTACCCCTAAAATTAAAAACCTTATGCCAGACTTATATAATGAGCATATAACAGACGTAAATACTTGTGTTATGGCATTATGGGAAAAAGGATTTTTAGAAATAGATTTTTTTGCCGAAGAGCCTATTATTACTTTATCAGAAAAGGCACTAAATAAAGCAGAGATAGAGGCTTTATCCAAAAAAGATAGGTGGAACCTTTTTGAAATCATACGACTTTTGCACCCCAAAGCCTGATATAATAGATAATATGACATACTACTCAGATAACGAAGAAGAAGATAAATGGGACAACATAACAAAAGCATGTTGGTCTGGATATGAACAACGTGGCATGAAAGATAAAGGTGGGCGGATGGTTCCTAATTGCGTTCCAGTTGGTAAACTAGAAGAAATGGAAAATGAAATGGCAAAAGCAAAACCTAATTATGAAGATTTTATTAAACCACGTAGGGGTGGATCAACACCATCAGACCCTAAACTATATGCAAGAGTTGTACAAGCAGCAAAAGATAAATTTGATGTTTATCCATCTGCGGTTGCTAATTCTTGGGTAGTACAAGAGTATAAACGTCGTGGTGGTACATACAAAGCAGAATCACAATCTACAACAAAAAGTATTTGGGATGGATCTTTTAATCCTTTAAGGTTTAAAAAATAATGGCTAACAGATCTTCAGGTTCTTATTTTAAAAATTACGGATTTAATTCTTTACAAATTAAAAATGGCAGAATTGTTCGTTTAAGAAAAGACGGTACTGTAAAAGCAGATCTTGGTCCGTATCCAAAAACAAAGGCAGGGGTAAGTCATGGCAAATAAAGAACAAAAGGGTAATGTTAATACAAAAAAAGAGCCTAAGATGACTCTTAAAGAAAAACGTGTTGCTAAACAACAAAAGCGGGATAAAAAGAATGGCTGATACATATACTCCTACTTCTGGCATGAAGGCTGCTGCTAGACGTGCATTAAAGTGGAAAGAAGATGGCAAAGCAACTGGTGCAGGAACTCCCGTAGGTTGGGGTCGTGCAACAGATATAGTTGCTGGTAGGGCAATGTCTTTAAGTACTGTTAAACGTATGTTTTCTTTTTTCTCCCGTCATGAAGTAGATAAAAAAGGAAAAGGTTTTTACGATGGTCCAGAGTTTCCATCTAACGGAAGAATTATGTGGGACGCATGGGGTGGAGATGCAGGTTTTACATGGAGTCGTGCCATTGTTGAAAGAGAAAAAAAACAAGTAGAAAAGGTTTGGGCAAATAGCCCATTTAGTTTTAGAAAGGGGTAAAAGTGGAGGACTTAAATATTGAAGAAATAAAACAGTTAGTTTTATTTTATAAGCAAAAATCTTCAGATCTTGAGTTTAATTTACTGCAACTGCAAATAAAGTTAAATAGGACTATCTCTGTTGAAAATTCAATAGAATCAAAGCCAGTAGTTAAAAAGTAGATAGGTTTGAATAATG